TCCCTGTAGACTTATCATCGGCTGAACGAATACCAAAACCCACACCGACACCACCACCATACATAGACAACCAGTTAGTCTCTGACAGATTATCCACTAAACCTTCTGCAGTATCTTCAATGTAATTAAGATAACAGGAGATAGGAAGGCCACGCTTAGAACGCCCGTAAGATAAGACAGGTGTGGAATAAGATAGCCAATGCTTAGAGGAATACTCATACAATCTCTGAGCGTGTTCGCTGTTTGAAGAGAATGTTTTAGATACAAAAGCAAATCTTTCCTGTGGGGAAAGCTCACTCTCTAACATATAAGATTCTTTAAGACGGGCAATCCCTAACTCATCAAAAAGATTATCCCTGCTAGGTGTTATAGTAATACCATGATGACTTATCTGAGACATACGTTCTTGCTCCTTTCCGCTTCAGAAATAGATAATAATCTATATTAATTATTATGATTAAGAGGCTGTTAAATTTATATTACTCTTAACAACCCATACACTATACCCCTTCTTAACTTGTACCATTTCCACCCATACTTTATACGTCTTCCCTTTTTTTCTCCAGTAGTTACGAATAGTATCTGCAAGAGCAAGGGAGTCTTTTTTGTACGCCAGATAGTTTGGAATGTGTCTATTAGTCGGGGGCATCGTTTATCCTACCAATTAAATTACTCGTCAGCAAGACGATCTTCTAACTTCTTAAATTGATTAACAATTTCTTTATCACCCATTGAAGTAGCTCTATCAATCAAGCGCGATAGATACCATCTTGCCTTTTCTAAATCTTCAATAGGTTTATTCTTGTAGCCATACCGCCATAAATATTTTTCTACATTACCTTTTAGGTAACCAAAAAATTCCATCTCTGTCATGCTGGCTTCAATAGCATCAATAGCTTCTATACCGTTACGGTTATAGTGGGCTGGTCGGTTAACTGAATCAGGCTTAAGGTGCTTCATTTCAGGGTAACCGAATACATTTGGTTGGCTCATCATTTAATCCCTAATATTATTCAACAAAACATTAATACGTTTTCTAACAAAATCAATATCCTTATTCAGAATCTGATTAAAAAATCTACGTCCGTAAGATGGATCAATCCCAGCAAGTTCACATATAGGCTCATAAGTAGTAGCAGTAACGCAAGAGGGAACAGTGAACCATTTAATCGAAGACTGTCTATTTCTTTTTGAAGCCTTCCCCTCTTCTTTTGTCTCTGGTTTTGTTCCATCTAGTAACGCCTGTAAAAAAACCGATATAAATAATACTCTTTCAGAACTTGAAGGTTTATTTATAGATAACGATTCTAAAATTTCTCCATCTACTTCTTCATCAAAATCTGAGTCAAGATCAAAAGACTCGTCACTTTTATACCATTCAATATTACTTCTTGGCTTTAACTCTGCTTTTTGTTTTTTTTCTTTTTGCATTTTCTTTTATCCAAGCTTTCGGGATTACATGGCCCCACCATTTAAAATTATTTTTATCACACCATTCTGCTACTGTTGTCTTTGCCTTTGGCCCTATCTTTACTTGAGGGTTTTGGAAAACAAATCTGATATCAAGATCAGGATTCTGTTCCCTTATATATAAATGTTTCTTTCTATCAGGTGCGAGAAATCTTCCCTTAAGTTCTACTATAATACCATTGGTAAGAATAAGATCAGGAAGGTAAGTTCTCTTTGTAGAAGGAACTATATAATTTATTTTATAAGGTTCATAAGAAAAGTCAACGCAACGCTCATCTAGGTCAGAGCATACAGTCTCTTCAAACTTGGATCTAAATTTATAAGAGTTGTTCGGCAACTCGCGGCTCCTGTCTGACTTGAGTAAAGTATTTTAAACCATTGGAATACATGAAAGCTCTTAGTCCTCTTCCATCATTAGCATCCTGCCAACACTTCTCC